GATAATGTCATCAGCACCACTTTTCTTAGAAATAAAATCTGAGTATTTCTTCAAACCTTCAGCTGATGGTAGTAATGTGTATTTGTTTCTTCGACCTACGAATAAAACTAAGTCAGTGTGCAATGGGTGATTCTTGCAATTCTCAAGGATGGATATAGCTCTAATCCCGAAGTAATCTTTACCAGTAAGATCATTGTCACTGAACTGGGTGAATCTTTCAAGGTAGACTAAACGATTTAAGGCTCTATAAACCGGATAGACTCCAGACTCGTATAAATCTTTCGTATACAAAAGTTGTAAGAAAATTACTGTTTCTTTACTTGATACGATTTCTCAACGTTTACATTTAGACCATAATCTTGAAAATTCTGAATGAATAAATCAATATATATGTCGGGCACCACATATGCTCCGTCATCTCCCTGTATGCTACAAAGTTCTAATATCCGGCGAACTGCATCGTTAGGAATGTTGGGATTAGCTAATAAACTAAGAACAACTATGTATTGAACTATACTATCCACTGTATTAGTGAATGTACTTCCTGATGGCACTCCGTGAAGTCCGGTTAATATTCCGTCCGGTGTCAATAACCCAATAGTACTCATCGTAGAGGCAATTTCGAATAATACTGTCGAATACTGAGGTTGGAAGAATAAAACTATAAAACTAAAAGCCAACTGAATAAGTTGAAAATTGATTGATGCGTCGTATGCTGAGAAATCTATACTAATGAAAGTTTCATCACTCTTGATTGAACGCAGAAGATCTTGAATCCTTAAATCTGTAGTTTCTGGTCCACCTAATGCGCTACGCCAATTGAATTCCTTTTCTAATTGTAAAAATGGTTGAAAGAATCTCATCTCTTTAAAAGTGTGGAAAATTGGATAACCCCATACAGCACGAGTTTTACCCTGTTCTTGTGTACGTGTGAACATGACACATGGTGTCTTATCTCTCTTATCTAAGTCTTCTAACATAGGTAAGTCACTAATAATTTGATTTTTGATTAAACCCTTACGTCTAAAATATGGAAGTCCTGAATTAGTACTGTTCTTCAGATACTTAAGGGTATTCTCTTCTGAAACCGGTCTTAAGGAGTTAC